CAACAGATGCTGAAGTATCACAATCAGATGCTACTAATGCTGCCGAGACAAAATTAACTAAAAGAAGAGTAAAAGCAAGAGGAAGAAAAATGAATATATATACTAGCTCTTCCGGTAAAACAACAGATAAACTTATACTAGGTAAAAAAAGTTTATTAGGAATGGTTTAATGGCAAAAACAGATTTAACAAAATCATTATTGGCTAGATTTGACAGATTAAAAAGTCAAAGACAAACCTGGGAAACACATTGGCAAGAAGTTGCTGATTATATGATGCCAAGAAAAGCAGATATAACCAAGCAAAGAGCTAGAGGTGATAAACGAACAGAAATGATTTTTGATTCTTCTCCCTTACAAGCAGTAGAATTATTAGCAGCATCTCTACATGGAATGTTGACTAACCCTTCCACTCCTTGGTTTACTTTAAAATTTAAAGATGAAGCAATAAATGTAGATGATGAAGCAAAACTTTGGTTAGAAAGTGTAACTGAAGTTATGTACACCGCATTTAATAGATCAAACTTTCAACAAGAAATTTTTGAACTGTATCACGATCTAATTACTTTTGGTACAGCGTGTATGTATGTGAGGGAAGATGAAGAAGATATATTAAAATTTTCAACAAAACACGTTAAAGAAATTTATATTGCTGAAGATGACAAAGGTAGAATAGATACTGTTTATAGAAAATTTAATTTATCAGCTAGAGCTGTAGTTCAAGCATTTTCTTTTGATAATAAAATATCACCAGATGTTTTGGCACTTTCACAAAAAGATCCTTATCAAGATGTAGAGTTATTACACGCAGTTTATCCAAGAGCAGATTTTAATCCTAAATTAAAAGATCAAGAAAATATGCCATTTGAATCTGTTTATATTGAAATGAAAAATGGTAACGAATTATCTGTATCTGGATTTCAAGAATTTCCTTTTGTATGTCCTAGATACTTAAAAGCTTCACATGAAATTTATGGTAGATCACCTGCAATGACAGCACTACCGGATGTGAAGATGTTAAATGAAATGTCAAAAACTACAATCAAAGCTGCTCAAAAACAAGTAGACCCACCTTTACTAGTTCCTGACGATGGTTTCCTTTTGCCAGTCAGAACTGTACCGGGTGGATTAAATTTTTACAGATCAGGTACAAGAGATAGAATTGAACCTTTAAACATTGGAGCAAATAATCCATTAGGTTTAAATATGGAACAACAAAGAAGAGATTCAATTAGAGAAGTATTTTATGTAAATCAATTACAATTACAACAAGGTCCACAAATGACAGCAACAGAAGTCATTCAACGTAATGAAGAGAAGATGAGATTACTAGGACCGGTATTAGGTAGACTACAATCAGAATTATTAAAACCACTTATTGATAGAGCTTTTAATATTTTATTAAGAAGAGAACAATTTACCCCAGCACCTGAATTTTTATCAGGTCAAGATATAGAAATAGAATATGTTTCACCTCTTGCTAAAGCACAAAAATCTTCAGAACTTTCATCAATAACTAGAGTAATAGAAATATTAGGTAGTCTTGCAAATGTAGCTCCTGTATTTGATTATATTAATTTTGATGCGTTAGTTAAACACGTTGCAAATATTGTTGGCGTTCCGCAAAAAATATTAAAAACACAATCACAAGTTAATGCTGAAAGAGAAGAACAAGCAGCACAAGCTGAACAACAACAACAAATGGCTCAGATGCAACAAGTTGCACAAGCCGCAGGAGATGTAGCACCACTAGCGAAAGCATTGCCAGAAGAAGCAAAAGCAATAGCAAATGCTGAAGCTGGATAATATGGAATCAAAACAACTAGAAAAACATATACAAAATTTAAAAAACAATTATAAAATTATGTTTAATTCAGGCGAGGGTAAAGTAATCTTAGCTGATCTTGAAAAAAGATGTCATTATCATTCTACCACTAATGTAAAAGGTGATAGCCATGAGAGTGCATATATGGAAGGACAACGCAGCGTTCTTCTATTTATTAAATCAATGCTGCAAAATGAAAATGAAAAAGGTAAATAAAAATGTCAAGCGAACAGATAACACAGGAAACTGTGCCTGTAGAAAAAACGACTACAGCACAGACAGAAGAAACACCAGTAGCAGCACCTAAAGCAGTTAGAGGAGCAGATACACCTGCACCACATCAATCAACTTGGAAAGATTCAATAAGTGAGGAGTTTAGAAAAGACCCTAACATTGAAAAATTTACAGAAATAGATGCGTTAGCTAAAAGTTATATTAACGCAACTAAAATGATTGGTCAGGATAAAATAGCAATACCAACAAATAATTCAACACAAGAAGCGTGGGATGAGGCATACAATAAATTAGGTAGACCAGAGTCTGCTGCAAAATATACTTTAGATATTAATTCAGAAATTGTGTCAATGGATGAAAATCAAATTAAATCTTTTGCCGAGCAATCTCATAAATTAGGTTTAAACAATAAACAGGCTCAAGGAATATTAGAGTTTTATAAAAGTAATATGGAAGGCTCTGCACAACAATCAAAAATAGATATTGAAACTTCACAAGCTCAAGCAGAACAACATTTAAGACAAGAATGGGGTAGAGATTATGATGCTAAAGTAAAACAAGCTGGTGCAGTAGCTAAAGCTAATATGCCAGGAGTTTTAGATTTACTATTACAAGATGGAACTAGAGTTGGCGATAATTCAGAAATTATAAAAGGTTTTTCAAAGATAGCCTCTATGTTCTCTGAAGATAAAATGGTTACAACTGAAAGCGAAAATGTTGATAGTGTTACAAATATTGAGCAAGAAATCTCACAAATGATGAATGATAAAGCTCATCCTTATCATATTAAAGGACATCCTGAGCATGATAAATCTATACAACAAATGCTTACAATGAGAGAAATGTTAAATACTAAATAATAATTTTAATCCCTTGTATTATTATTAAAAATATTATAAGGGATTAAGTATAAGAAAATTCGTAAGAACCTTATTGACAAGAGGCAAAAGACTCTAGTCTAAAAGACTTTAAACCTAAGAGATGCCTACCTATTGGTGGAGAACCTTTCTGATTTAATCAATAATAATATGGAGAGACAATTATGTCATCACAAGTAACTACAGCATTTGTACAGCAGTATTCTGCTAACGTACAACTGTTGTCCCAACAAATGGGATCGTTATTAAGAGACAAAGTCAGAGTAGAAAGCGTTACAGGAAAAAATGCTTTCTTAGATCAAGTTGGCTCAGTAACTGCTGTTGAAAAGACTAGCAGACATTCAGACACTCCACAGATAGACACACCTCACGCAAGGCGTAGATTATCTATGGCTGATTATGAATTTGCTGATTTAATAGATCAACAAGACAAAGTTAGACTCTTAATAGATCCGACTTCATCTTATGCTCAAGCCGCTGCTATGGCAATGGGAAGAGCAATAGATGATGTGATCATTTCTGCTGCACTAGGTACTGCATATACTGGTGAGACAGGATCAACAAGCACAGCCAATTCGAATCAAATCGTACATGGTGGTGCTGTTTTAACTATTGCTAAATTAAGAGAAGCAAAACAGACTCTTGATTTAAGCGATGTAGATCCTTCTATACCAAGATATATCATAGTATCTCCGAAGCAGATTAGTGGTCTTTTAAATATAACCGAGGTAACGAGTTCGGATTTCAACACAGTCAAAGCATTGGCTACTGGTGAAGTTAATTCATATCTTGGTTTCAACTTCATTGTATCAAACAGACTTGCATTATCTGGCACAACTAGATCTTGCATAGCCTTCGCACAAGATGGAATAGCTTTAGGTATTGGCAAAGATGTCAATGCTAGAATAGACGAAAGAGCTGACAAATCTTATGCCACTCAAGTGTACTACTGCATGAGCATCGGTGCTACTAGAATGGAAGAAGCTAAAGTTGTTGAAGTACAATGTACCGAATCGTAATAGGAGATATATATGACGACTAAAAATACAGACCTAGTAGCTAACTTTGAGGCGACTCCTCAAGTTGCTAATAATGCTGCTGAATTACATGGTGTTCTTAGAACAGCTCATGGAACAGTAGAATTAGCTGCTGGCGATAGTACAGATAATGACATTGTTATGTTAGCACCTATTCCTAGTAATGCGGCTGTAACACAACTTTTTGTTGGAGCAAGCGAATTAGGTGGTTCGTGTACTTACAATGTTGGTATTTACAAATCAGATGGCACAGTAAAAGATGAAGATGTTTTTGCAACTGCGGTAGATGTACCTGCAGCTTTAGCAGATCTTCGTTTTGAAGTGGCTGATTTAAATACTGGTTCACAAAAACTTTGGGAACTTGCTGGCGACAGCACAGACCCAGGTGGGTATTACTATATTGCAGTTACTTTTTCTGCAACTGGTGGTACTGCAGAAACAATGAACTGGAATATTAGTTACGTAGTTAATTAATAAACAGAATTAAACAGGCGAGTAGAGGGAGACTGAACCTCGCCTGTTTAGCATGAAACAGATTAAAGATT